CACATGAACCACCTTCATAAGGCCAAAACTCTGTATTGATGTTTAGTGTTGGTAATGGGTATGGTTGTCTACCAATCTGTTCCTTTGCTTGTTCAACATGATTTGAATATAAATGTACATCACCTAAGTTACCAATTAATTCATCAGGAACCATATTAACTGCTTTTGCAATGACTTCTAATAGTAATCCATAAGATGCAATATTGAATGGTAAACCTAAGAATGTATCTACTGAACGTTGATTCCACATTAAAGAGATTGCTCGTTTAGGTACTCCGTATGGTCTAAACCATTCATCCATAGAAAACTCAATATTAGGGTCTCTCATTGGTAATATTACTTTAGACTTATTACTTTTCATCCAATCTAATCGTTCTTCATCACTCAACTCTCTTGTATAAACTTGAAATCCATAATGACAAGGAGGAAGTACCATTTGGTCTAATTCACCTACATTCCAAGCATTAACCATTAATCGTCTTGAGTCTGGGTTTGTTTTGAGTTCGGAGATTAGGTTTTGGATTTGGTCTATTGGAACTTTAACTTCAAAAAACTCAGGTAGTGATTGTGGTTCACCAACAACATCACTTCTAAACATTAACTCTCTCATATACCAACTTCTCCATTGCTTACCATAAATCGGTCCTAACTCACCCCACTTGTCAGCAAACTCATCATCTGTTTTGATTTTGTTGATAAATTCTTCTTTTGTCAAATAAAAGAAAGGTCTCTCGGCTTTACCTTCTAAATAAGCATTTATCTGTCCTCTCTTATATTCCTTTGATGTAGGTTTAACGTGGTCTAATATTGGATAACCCCAACATTGGTCACTATGCCCTTTTACTAATTCTTCAGCGTCAAAATTATTTGGGTCAACTTCAAATTGCTTACACCAGTTCTTATAAGCATCACCATCCCAAATATGACAATCATTATCAACAAGGTATTTAATGTTTGTATCACCACGTAAGAACCATAACAATTCAGTTACAATTTGTTTCCAAGCAATCTTTTTAGTTGTAAGTAAAGGAAAACCATCACTCATTTTATGACGAATCTGTCTTCCAAATACTGAGATTGTTCCGGTTCCTGTTCTATCTTGTTTAGTTACTCCATTATCAAGAATGTCTTGGAGTAGTAATTGGTATCGTGGGTCTAAATTATTCATATTCAATTTCAAATGTGTCTGGATTAATATATTTTATTCTCTTACCTCCCGTTAAGTCAACTATCTTATCATCAGGTATTCTGTTTTCGATAATTATATCTTTTAATTCCTGTGGCGTATCAGGATTATTTAGAATTTCATCACGTAACTCTTCGTGTTTACGAGCTAATTCAGCACCTTGTTCTATTAGTTTATCTATGTTATTCCGAAAATTGATAATTTCTTTTAATCGTTTAATCTCAGCAATTACATCATCACCTAATTCAATTTTAGACATCATTGATAGGTCCATTACTTGAGAGTATAATACTTTGATTAGCTCATCTTTTGCTTCTTCTTTATTCATGTGTTCCTAAGTTTTTTAATCCTTCAACTACATTATTACTCACCTCTGTACAAAAATCTCTTTCAACCATATTAAGTAAAGCCTGTTCAGCATCAACCCCGTATTCATTTGTCGCCATTTCAATACACTCATTATCTGGTTTGTTGCACCAGAACGTTAAGTGTTTTAATAAATCTTTTTCATTAATTTTAATTTTCATAACTTTCTATTGTTTGTTTCCAAAGTGTGATATATCGTATGATATCTTTTCTTTTTCTTCAACCGTGTTGTCACTTTTAATTTCACCAATTGCTCTTGATGAAACCCACACTGTTTGTTTTTGATTAAGTATTTCGTTCACCTTTTTTGAGGCGTCGCTATCATTAAATTGAATGGTCTTTCCTTCATCTGTTGTGTATCCAACAATCTCACCATTATATTTTACAGGGATTTCTTTACTCATAACTTTCTATTGTTTTATCGTTGTGTGTTATTGTGATTAGTCGGGTTGGAATAGTTGTATCTGATAAATCTTCCGACCATTGTTCATCTGTATCCCAATTAGTTACAAATTCTTCGTATGTTTGACCTTCTTTTAAAGCATACATTCTAATTCTTTCTTCCAAACTCAACTCTCGTTCTTCAATCTTCAGTCCCCACTTTTCAGAGAACTCCAGATCTGTTTTACAATCATAGATAAATTCTTCTTTTGTTAAGAGTTGTGGTTCACCATTTATATATAATGGTGTATATATCGTAGGTATTCCACCAGGACCTTCATATATGTAACTACCTTTTTTGTTTCTATAATTCTTATAAGCCTCATCCAATAATTCTTGTTGTTCTTTATTCATAACTTTCTATTGTTTGGTTTTTAAAGTGTATCGTATTTTTGATATAGTTTACTTGTGTTAATAATCCTGCTGCGTAGGCGTATTTGTCTATATCAAAATCTTTATCTTGAGATGCGTTATAATACTTCATATAACGATTTCCGTTGGATTCCATTTTATTAACAACATCAACAAGAAGATTTAAAATCTCTTCATTGGTAAAATTTTTAAAATATTCTTTACTCATAACTTTCTATTGTTTTGTTGTTATATGTTATTGTTATTAGTTTATAAGTACTGATAAGTAAATGCCTAAATATGATCCTGCTACTGATCCTAAAGCGTAACCAATCCACTGATGATATGCTTCGTTTGACTGAGCAATTTTTCGAATGATGAAAAAATTCATAGACGCAATTGTAAAATCAGTAATTGCAGATTCGTTATAGTGTGCTAAGGCTACTGCTCTAAAATTTATGCAAAGCAGCCCATATAGGGCTACCTGTATAAAAAATAGTACTAGTGCTTCTTTTAACTTAATAGTCATAATCATTTCCAAAATTTAGTGTTGTTAATTTATTTCCATCTTTATCTTTAGCAAAGTCTAAACAAGTACAAGCTAAGTTTACATTGTCTGACAATGTAAAGAATAAAAATTCTTTAACTGTTTTATCAGTGCAGTTAGTTAAGATGTACATCGCGTCTTTTCTTGATGACAATTTGATGTTTTCTTTAACTAACTGTTTAAGTATTTTTTTTAACTTAGAATTGACTTTATATAAGTCATTAGAATTCTTTTCCATTTTTCATAATTGCTTGTAAAAATTCTTCACGAATCATATTTTGTGGTTCCATAAACACTCCACTAAATTTATTGGTTGTCATTGTTGATGTTGGATGTTTAATTCCTCTATTTGAACAACACATATGTTTAGCTGCAATACTAACTGCTACTGACTTACAATCCATTTGTTCAGATAAGAAAGCATGAATTTGTTGAGTTAGAGACTCTTGCATTTGTGGTCTACGAGAAAACCAATCTACTACTCTGTTTAACTTACTTAATCCCACTACTTTTTCTCCTGGAACATATGCTACTGAGGCATATCCTGTAAATGGTAAATTGTGATGAGCACACATTGACACTACTGGAATTCCTGTTTGAATAACTACTCCATCGTAATTTTCTTCATTAGGAAACACAGTCATTGAAGGTGCTTCTGTGATTGATCCTAACACTAAGTCTTTCAACCATGCTTTAGCTACACGTCTTGGTGTGTCAACTGTTTGTCTATCAGCTGTATAGTCAAATCCCATTGCATTTAAGAAATTTCCGTAATGAACTGAGGCTTCACTAATCATACTTTCAATTTCCTCAGGTGTTCGAGGAGTGTTTTCATTTGCTTTTAAAATGTACTTCATAAATTTATTGTTTTTCGTTTGTTAAAGAATTTAATATGTAAGTCAAACCGTCTAATTCGTTGTTGAAAATGATATTGTCCATTTTCATTTTACGTTTGTCTAAGCACCTGTAAACCATGTCTAAAAGTTCAGCTCCAAAACCGTTGTTTAAGTATGTTTCAATGAATAATTTGTGGTTTGTGATTTTTATCTTTCCATCACTCAATATAATAGTATACTCCTTACTTTCAGTTTGAATGTAAATTATATTTGTTGTAGGAAAAATAGATATTGATGTTTTATCATCAGCTAATAGCTTGGCTAATGATTTTTTAATTACAATTTCACTTGAATCATGTTTATGTTTCTTATGAAATTTGTTTCTAAAATTAATTCTAAGTTTTCTTAATTTGTAATTTAGTATTATCATAACTTTTATTTTTGATTAAATATATGAAATATGACTTTGTAAGCCAAATTATACATTTAATGTTTTATCCCAAGCTGAGATGTGTAAACGAGTCATTCCTCTAAACTTATACTTTTTAGCCATTTCTAAGCAAAATTGAGTGCGTTCGTGAAAGTCTGTTTGTGAGTCTAAACCAGGCATACAAACAACGTTTTTAAGTGGAATTTTAAACGGCTCTACAAAGTCGCGAAACATTTCCTTAATGTCATCTTCAGTTGAAATAACGAATTTAAATTGGTAGTTTGCGTGTGACATTATACGCTTGATTGCGTCTGGGTTAATACGTTGTTTCTCAGTCATACCTGAGTTAGACAGCTTAGGTGAGCAGTTGATTTGATCTAATAGTTTAAACAACTCTCCAATTAATATTGTACCATTAGTTTCTATTTCATAATATGGACCTTCCCCAATATTAATAAAATCCATTTTAGCATTCCAATATTTAGTAAAATTAACAATCGCCTCTTGATGGCTCTTGATTGTTGGTTCTCCACCTGTCCAAATGATGTGAATAGTACCATTTTTAATGTCATCATATAAACCTTGTTCTTTCCATTGATCAATTAAGTACTGGAAGTTTTTTTCTTCACCTCTCCACAACCATTGAGATGTACTATCACAAGTCCAAGATGCTTTACCTTCTAATTCTAAGTCACCTTTGAATATTTCACCATCTGCTAACGATGCTTCTTTCAATAGTTTGTTTGTAAATTTTCTTGACATACCACAGTTTAAGTTACACAAACCTAAACGAACGAAGTATGATGGGACACCTGTGGAAAGACCTTCGCCTTGACAAGTATAAAAATCTGAGGATATTAATAGAGTATTTTTAGTCATTTTTTCTTTGTTTAAATGGTTTTTCGTTATTTTCTTTTCTACTTCTTTTTTTAATATTTTTTTCTTTTAATCTTCTTTCAATAAATGAACAACTTTTCTTAAAATGAGAAGCTATACGATTTACACTCCATTTTTCTTCACAATATAGTTTAATTAACTCACTTAGATATTGTTTATCAAAATTTAAATCTCTAGCACCTGAGGTTACAAATTTATCATATCTTAATTGTTGTGATTTTGATGCTGTTCTTAAGATATCACTACATATATTTTTTATAGTACCTTTATCACATTTATATTTTTTAGCTAATTCAGTCCGAGATATACCTTGTTCATACTGTTCTCTAATTTCAGAAAAATAATCATACCATAAGTCTTTTCTGAAGCAATGTTTATTGTCACTATATATTCCTGTTCTATTTATATTATATGTTTCAGGACTATTACAAAATTCTTCAGTTAATATCTTGCCTTCAAAATCTTCGGCCTCTTCACGTGTATTAAAACTTTTTAATATTTCTTTTTTAAAATTTTCTACACCTTCAATTTCAATTACTTTTTGAATACAAGTTCCACTTCCCATATATTCATCTAATTTAGGATTTGGATGGGTTCTTACACCAACATATGTTTTATTGTTTTTTAAATTAGTAATTTTGTAAATATAATGCATTTCCATAATATTATTTTATTATAAATATTGCAAAATATCATTTTTTATCGATTAATCGAGTAGAAATCACTATTTATTTAAATATTTTTTGTATTTCTTCTAAAGTACAAGATTCTAATTTATCATTACTTTCAGATAATACTTTTACTATAGCTTGCCCTAAATCAAAACCCCACTCTCCAAATCCAAATATTGTATCTCCGTCCTCATCTTTAAAAGTAATGTAATCGGAAGTATTATTAAAATGAACATATAATGTTTTTTTTTCAGTAGAACCATATGAACCTTCTTGTTCATATTTTATTTTTTTATAAGTTGAACTCATTTTAGAATGTAATTAAATTCTACGTCTCCGAAAGTTGTTGTTGATGTCCACATTTTATTCTTCGTATATTGATGAGTTGTTGTCGTTTTCAAAACATTCTACTTTAATCACTTTACATCTACCACCATCTGTTTTA